GCATTGCATTTAAATCACCACCATCAATGTATTCTTCACTACGTAAACAATACCAATTACCTTCTTCATTTGGCGATGTTTCAAATAAATCTCTACCTATAAAGTTTCTGAACTCATCTTCATATGTCATAATTGCACTAGTTTCTACATTGAATCTCTGACTTGCATACTCCAATAGATGTTCTACTAATTGAACTGGATGTGACCAAGCACTGTAACCTTGTAGTCTAGGATAATCCCATTCGTCTACACTTACCCACTTAGCACCACAGTTATTTACATACCACATATAAGAATCTTCAATCCAACCATCTTTGTCATAAGTTCTTTCTACATTACTCATGAATGGTTGCTCATGTATATCACAAAACTCTTGATACTCTATCGGGTCTTCCCCTTCTCTCCAATGTGGTCGTTTTACTACTTCACTTTTGAACAAACAATTATGTTGTTCTTCAGTTAAACCATCGATTTCGATGTTAAAATAAACATGATTTGCCATTATATATCCCCCTGTTCACGCACTTCACTTCTTATTACTTCAAAACCATTAGGATAACGCTTTTCTAACTTCCTAATGTTTTCATCCATTACTTCATCAGGGGTAAAACCTAATGCTTTACAACCCTGCACCCAATACCAGAGAACATCTCCTAGTTCTCTTTTCATATGGAAAATCTCATCGTTTGAGAACTTACTATCTGCTTGAAATATCTTTTTCTTTACTACTTCTGCAAACTCTCCACTCTCTGCCATCATTCCTATCAAGGCAGTCATCAATCTTGCCATATCTACTTCTTGTTCTAGCACTTCACCACCCTTCATTGAGTAGTTTCCTCGTAGATAGTCTATTCTATCACACATTTTGCTAGTATCCTTACTTGTTTCAGATGTGCACTGGTCTACAAACCTTGCATAATCATTGATTTTACTCACTTTGCACCTCCTATTACGATTTTAAACTTGTTTTCAGGTATCAATATCGCACTACTGATAACTCTACCATCAGCAAGTTCTACATCCATGTGTGGAACACAGTTCCTAGCAGGACTACCATTGAATTTAGACTTTGGTTGAGTCCCTTCAGGATATCGAATTGCTACTATAGTGCTACCATTTGCTTTCATACCTACTTTATAATGCTTACTTGCCAATGTCTTTCACTTCTCCTTTTGGTATCACTTGGTATGCACCCTTGTTGTAAGCAATCGATACCGTGTATTGCTTACTGATGTCTTTTTTATACGAATTATCTACAGGCACAGTATATTCCCCAATCGGAGCACTGGCGTAGATTTCTTCTTTGTTTTTCTTAAATTGTTTTTTAGTTTGCTTTGCAAAATTAGGTTTCGCTTTTTTACTTCGTTTTCCTACTTGCTTACGCTTACGACCATGAATGTCGTAACCCATACTTCCTTTAATTATCATAATCCTCCAAATTGATGTTATAAATTTCACATAGTCGGGTTAACAGTGCTTCATATTCGACTGTCAACTCGACTACATGCTGGTTTAATGATTCTAAATCATCAAGACACAACTTGATTTCTTCTTCGTGAAGTTTTAGTTGTGCCTTGATTTTCTGCCCTTCTGTGATTGTTGGGAATGGTATTACTTTACCCACGCCAATCATCCCTGTCATTTACATACATATAAACTAAGAACATTGCTACTAGTAGTAATACTGTTAAGTCCATAATGCACCTGCTATCAAGAATAATAGTGCTGTCCAACCAAAGAGTAATAAGAACCACTCTAAAGAGTCATCGCTGTCGAATGGTTCCCAAATTGCGTCTAGTAATTTTTTCATCCACACACCTCGTCCCATTTCTCTGCATCGACTGGTGTATGCATTGTTATTTTTACTTTCTTATGATTAGGTTTTGCTACTGAATATTTCACTTCAATACCTGCTTCATTTAGAATTGCTACTTTCTTTAAGAAAGTTTGATAATCACTTTGTTTTAATACTCTTATCATTTGCCTTGCCCCCTATACTTTTTGTATGAACGCTTCTTATGTTTGTTCATATTGATACTGAATGTGCCACGACCATTGCCTTGTGATGTTTTCTTGCGATGTGACACATGATTACTTCCCCATGCTTTTGCCATTATGCACTCTCCTTAGTAGTCCATACTACTTTGATACCTCGTCTTGCGAGTTCGTTTAGGCACTTCTGCCTTTGCTTTGGTTTCACATTAGATTTGTTAATCTCTGCGAATAATTCTTCCTTTGGTGTATTCTTGAGATAGTAGTGCCTTACAGGTAGTTGACTTGAAGGAACTCCTCTCTTATACACTTTTTCTGATGGTTTAAACTTTGCTGGCATTATGCCCTCCTTATAAATTAAATTGTTAATGATAGTGTGGTGTCTACCTCCTCCACCACTGCTGATTGTCGGTATCAGAACCCCACACTCATTATGTCGGAAAATGTGGTTTCCTTTTTCTTTTGATACATATATTATACTAAATTTTGGGATATTTGTCAAGAACTATTTTGAATTAAGGTAAGAAATTTCGTGTGTCTACTTTTTCAGAACAAAAAAAGAGGGAAAGCAATGTTTCCCTCGAAAAAACTATGTGTTTTTTACTTGTGGACTTACTGCCCCACTCGTCTGGCGACTATCCTCGCAGTAAGTATGGAGTTCTCTATACGCCACTCAGTCTGCAATTAGATTATAAGCGATGCTTCCTCTAATCTCGTGATGTGGCTCTGTAAACTCCTTCGCCCAATGACACCTATGCTCGCATTACTTGGTGGTGATTGCCGTTCTTATGGTAGTTCAATCACTTGCATACTGAAGTGTCGGTTGCCTACTTTGGGAGGGGGACTTGCCCACCAAACCAATCTTTCGGCAGTTGCCTACTTTGACAGGTAAACCATGAATCGCCGTAGGACTTAAGTGCTGTCCGTTGATACAGTCGACAGCATACTGATTACAAGTGTGTGTTGTAATCCACATTGAGTTTTCTTCTTGTATCCACTTTCATACATCGGTGGGTTCTACCTAAAGTATAACACTGTTGTGTATGAAGATGTTTCGTGTCAGCGTGGTTTCTTCACTCTATCTGATATTCTCGCCGTATCTGATGTCAATCGCGGTGTAATTTCCTGTTTTGCACTTGCCAATATACACTAACACAAGGTTTTATAGTGCCGACACACTACTGAAGGTATTTCATTCTACGCTACTTACCACCATTAGACTACAATCACGGGCGTTGACCTATGTAGTTTGGCATTACTGATAAGAATAGAAATACTACTTCTTTACCGACCAGTCAATCGGATATGCACTTACTTTTGTTTTCGCAAAATATCTCTGCATACGAGCATCAAAACTACGGATGTTTCTCTCTGTTACAGCACCTCTAAACTATCTAAAGAGCATCAGGCATTTTTTATGTGATGCCTCACGAATAGCAATCCTTTGTCGTGGTAAAACATTACGCACTTGGTTTGCTTTATTTGTTTCTTTTCAGAATATAAGTATATTATATCCACTTTTCAACCATTTGTCAAGAAAAATTTTGATTTATTTTCTTGAAGGTGGGGACTATGTTGCTACCATCAAATTGGTCTGTTATCACAGTCCCCTCGGGTTTCTAGCACACTCCTAATTGATAGTAAAGGTGCTTTGTTTTCCCGTTTTTATCTTTTTTCAAAATATAAGTATATTATACTCACTTTTTAACCTTTAGTCAAGAAGAAAATTGATTTATTTTCTACTAAGTTGGTGTTCCGTAGGAGGGTCGAACTCCTGTTGCAGGGATGAAAACCCTGTGTCCTAACCACTAGACGAACGGAACATCGTTTTGCAACTTAAGACAGCGTGTTGGAGTCGAACCAACCACTTCCCCTGTGGGTGTGCTTCCGTAGACACTTACGCTGTTTTAAATTGGATTACTTAGGGTAATCACTCCTTGACGATTACTGAGAGATTGCGTCAACCAATCTTTGTAGGTCTTGCTTACCTGCTTTGACAAGTGTAGGAAGTTCGATTCCAAAGTGTTCAGAGATTTGTGCTACAAGTTCTGCCTTTGCTACTACAGGTTCACCTGATTTAGTAGTTCTAGGTTGTGCTTTGTAAACTCCTTCTCTTGAAAGTTTAGCAATGATACTTCTTGTTGTCTTGCCTAAAGTCTGTGCAAGTTCATCTACTGTTTCCCTTGTAGGGTTTGCTGTGTATTGCTCAGTCATTTGAGCAACCATTTCATCTGTGTAATTTTTAGCGTTTGCCATATCGTATTTCTCCCAATTATTATAACGAATATTATAG